GCAAAAAAACAAGCATATCGGGAAAGCCTGCACTTGTTCCCATAGCTTTTAGTTTCTTTTTGTATTGCACGCTAGCTACCCTCTCGTTTGCTACGTGCGTAAACGGGATTTTATTTACTCGCAGCCAATCGGCGAAATACATCATCTCGTGATCCTCTAGCGGCACTTGACCAGTCGCTTTCGCATACGCTAAGGTGTTTTCGTATTTTGGCATCATCAATACAAACTCCTTATCCCGCTTTTATAAATCATATAATCAGGCTTAGCCTTGCTGCCATTACTTAATTTGGCTTGTTTTAGCCTGTAATCTTTAAAAACTTCGCAACCGTCGTTTTCTATCCTATCGTCAATATACGGCAATATATCGCTATTCTCGCTTGAAAAAAATATAAACGGCTCGCGCACCGATCTAATCAGCTTTAAAAAGTCGCGCAACCCCCAAAAGCATTTGTAGCCTGCCTTATTCGTCTGTAGATACGGTGGATCTAAAATCAATACGACGTCCTGTCCGTCAAATTCTTTCATTAGTTCCATTGCGTCTTTGCGGACCATCTCTACGCCCTCTAAATAGCCCTTAGCGCTATACTGCGACACGGAGCCGTTAGCCCCAGAAAAAAATCTTTTCTCTTTCTTAAATTCGGCTTCGTTATGCGCATAGCTCCCGCTGTAAAATAAAACCGAGCTAAACGTTAGCCAATCGATATAAAAGCCTTTGTTTTTGAAGTCATCTAAAATTTGAGTTATCTCGTCTTTATCCTCGGGGCTTATCGATCTATCTTTACCGTATTTTTTGTAGATTGGGCTTATCGCGCGTAAAATTTCGTTGGTTTCGTCGATATGCGCCAATCTTTCGCAATACCCGTCATAGTCGTTGTATATCACGCGAGCATTTGGATAGATTTGCTTTATATTGTGGCTAAGCAACCCCGACCCACCGAAAGCGTCGATAAAAATCCCGTTTCGGTAACCCATAAATTCGTCTTTGATAAGCTCGTTAAACTGCTTTATAAAATTTCGTTTTTGCCCTTGAAACGGCAAAGGCGCGCGGTTAAATTTGGCCATCAAAACAAACTCCCTTGCTCGCCTTTTATTCTTAGCTCGCCGTCGCTCAATATTTCCTCTTGCGCTTCTCCACCCGTAATTTTTATCCTCACGATATTTCGCACAAAATCAACCATCCATACTTCGTAAAATAGTGTTGCGCCTTTTGGTCTGAATTCGAGCTTCATCCTACCAACTCCTCATTGAAATAAACCGCTTGCGGCTCTTTTTTGTAAAAATCAGGAATATTCACTTTAAAAAGCCGCTCGCCTATTCTGTCTTTCGCCATTTCAAATTCTCTTTTTACAACCTCTTTGCGGTCGTTCGTAGTCGCTTTGAGATAAATAATCATATCGCTATCGTAGACCTGATCGCCGCTGCCTTTTAGGCTGTTTCTGCCGGCTTTTAAGTCCGCCTCGCTGATTTGATTGATTAGTATCACGATCACGCCTAGCGTGCGCGTTAGCTCGCTTAATTTGCTTGAAATTTCGTTGTTTTTCTCGTATTCGCTAGCTTTTTCGTTGCTTACTCTGATTTTCATACGGCTGTCGATTGCAAATATTTTGTAGCCTTTTTTTGATAGTTTGCGTATCCTCGCGGCGATCTTGTCTATTTGCGCGCCGTCTTGATAGATTTGGATATTTTTTAACACGTCCCAGCTAGCAAATTTAAACTTTCTGATTAGGATTTTTTCGTACATCTCATAACTAAAAAAACATACTTTTTCGCTTTGCGCCATTGATTTAAGAAGCTCTAGCGTAAAAGTAGTCTTGCCCGCAAAGCTGCCACCCGCTATGTTAATGAAGCTCCCCTCGGCTAGCCCTGCGCCCTCTAGCTCAATATCTAGCCATTGTAAGCCCGTAGGGTAGAATTTCAAATCTCTATTTTTCTCTACTCGCTTGACAAACTCGCCCATATTTTCGCCCTCGTCGTTGCCGTCGTCTAGGTCGTTTATTTTCCCTAGCGCTTTGCCCAGCACTTCGTAGGCGCCCTCCATTTCCTCTTGTGTTAGCTCGGCTTTGTTTGAAAGGTCGGTTTTGCTTAGCTTTTTCTGTGTTTCTTGCAAGATTGAGATGCCTTTTAGCTCTTTTACGAGCCACAAATACCCCTTTTCGCCGAATAAGGAGCTGTGCGATAAAATCTCGTCGCACTCTCTTGATAAAACAGCGTCTTTCTCGCACTGCATAACTACCGCCCTGCTTATACTCTCAAAGTCTAGTCCCTCTTTGATCTTGGCGTTTATCATCCTTGCGATTTTAATTCTTATGCCGCTAAATAGACTTTCATCTAATCCGTGCTTTAAAAGCGAGGCTAGCTCGCTATCCGGGCTGCTGTATAGCGCGGTGGCTAGTAGCGTTTGCTCTAGGTCTAGCCTATCGTTAAATTTCATAATTATCTCCTAGCTCCCAGCACATATCGGGATAATCTTTGCGTAGCTTGTCCGTGCCGAAAGGTTTTATTTCTCGAAAGCCGCCTTTTATGCAACGCCTTACGATCTCTAGTTGAGAAACGCCGACGTATTTGGCTAACTCTGCGCTTATGCGCCTGATCTCAAAATCTTGTAGCGGTCGTCCTCGTTTATCCTCTAGGTATGGGATTAGATGCGTGTAGAGTATGCCCTCGATATTCCAGCCCATAAGGTCGGTCATTTTTAACGCCGCATACCACTCCTTTTCGGTCGCATAGTTTTTAGGGCTTGTATAGCTTACGTAATCGCTAGTAGCGTTTGATTTTGTAGCTACTAGGCTAGGTTTAGCTTCTAGCGTAGGTTTGCTTGCTAGGTTAGATTTCTCTACCCCATAGCCGACTTGATTTTCGTTTAGAGGTCGATTTTTAAAATTCTCGTTCGGATTTTCTTTTAGAGTCGGAGCGTTTAGCGAAGTTTGATTTTTTTCGCGTGCGTGCGCATAAGAATATTCATCTTTGTTTATAATATTCTCTTTCGGCATTTGCTTAATCGTCGGTTCGTCATTTGCCGAATCGTCGATTACCGATTTGCTTAATCGTATTTCGCGTCTAGTTATCTCTGCTCCGCGCTTTTTGTAGTCGATTTTTATGTAGCCTAAGCGCTCAAGTTTTTTTATTTTTTCGGAGACGGTTTGAGGCGTTATTTTGTCGGCTTTAAACAGCTCTGCAAAGTATTCATTGGAGGCGTAGCAATACCCGTCTTTTGCGGTTAAGCCCGATATTTTTATTAATAGCCTAAGTTCGTTTTTTATTCTCGGGTCAAAAATCCACTCGTCGGGGCAAACCCCGTAGCCGTTTGTCTCTCTCATATCGCCTCCTTTAGATAAATACCTCGATCGTTCACCCCCACGAGGTTTTTATTTCCTAGCTCACCAAACCAAAAGTCTATTTGATCGGACGTAACCCCTAGCCTATCGGCTAATAGAGAAAAATCGCCGCAGTAATGCCCGTCGGCAGCAGTTCCCATTGATATAAATAGGAGCAGCCTTAATTCGCCCTCGCTTAAATTTGTATCAAAAATCCAATCTCTCATACACACCGCGTAGCCGAATTCTTTCATTGTATCCCCCTTATTTCGTGTCTAGCCATATTGCCCGGCAGATACTCGACCTGTATTACTCCGCTCATCAGCTCACCTCTGGCTCTCACTAGATCAATCGTGCTAAATTTGAGATCGCTTAAAATGTCGTAGTCGGACACTATCAGCCCCCAGCCTTTGTTTTGCAAATACGCATAAAGCAAAGCGCGCTTGTAGTCGCCCAAAAGATTTATCAGCGTTAAAATCTCGTTCATTCCTCATCCCCTTTAAATTTCTCCACCGTCAGCCACGCAAACACGGCCGACACAAAAAGGCAAATCGCCAAAAAGCCGAGAATTACCCAAATCAAGAGTGCTAAGAGCTTCATCGTCACAGCCTAAATTTGAAATAATTTATCAGCTCAAACAGCAGCACGCCGATCGCAAAAGACGCGATCACAAACTCAATATCAGGCATTACGCCACCCTCTCGACTACTTTTAAAATTTCAGCGCTGTGCCCCGTAACGGCGTCTTTTTTAGTGCCGACTACGATCAAGTAGCCTCGCTTTATCAGTTCGTTTGCACGACCGCATACGCTATTGATGGGTTCTCCTAGCGCACGCGAAATCTCTTGGCGCGTCGCACCGTTTAGACGCTTTTCCATAAACTCGTATATCTCCGCCCGTTTGCCGTTTAGAAACGGCTTTATGGCGCGATATGCTTTTAGCGATGTTTCAGCTATCATTTTTTAGCCTTTTTGGTATAATCCTTTATCGATTCTAAAGGATTATTTATGTTTGAAGTTTTAGACGCCTCGTTTAAAACCCTTATCCTCAACGGCTTTACGCCCTTTGCTATCTTTCTTACGGTTTTGCTTATATTCTCTTTTGGGTTTGCCTGCGGATTTTTGACGAATAGATATTTCGGCGCCAAGCCGTTTTGGTTTGAAAAAGAATTTACCTGCTTCCTAGAGGACGAGAACGGCAAGGAATTTAAAGTAGACGCCAACGTCCTTTTTAAAAACTCAAAAATAGCCCGCGTAAATTGCCCTTTGTTTAAAAACGGCAAATGCAAAGGCGAGCATAAATGTCTGATACTTGAAAAGCGCGTATAAGCTGATCTCATTTTTTAGCCTTTTAAAATTTGACTTTCATTTAAGCCCTTAGTAGAATTCCAAGCGACCAAGCTAAGAAATTCAAAACAAAGGACTTAAATGACAGACAAAGAAATCGTTCTAGAGCTGACGAAAGCCGTCATAGAAAAACAGACGGCTTTACAGACTATTAATCAAAAAGAATACGCCTCGCTAGTCGGCGATAATATTGCAACCCTTTTTAACACGATCGCTAGCGGCATAAAACCTACTTTGGACAAACTCGCTACTCAATGCGAGAAACAAGCCCGCAATAGCTAGCTAGCATTTTTATCATCTTAGCTTGGTCCCCCCACTCTAGCTTGTCAAGCTCCTTAATCATCTTTTTTAGCGACTTGCGAAAAGCTTTCTTTTTGGCTTTTGCTACTATTTTTTGATCTTCGTTCATCTGCTCTCCTTTTTAGAAATATCCATAAAAAGCCCTTTTGCGCTATAATCGATTTGCTAGAAAAATTTAACTCAAAGGGCTTATTTATGGAAACTTTTTTAAAAAGTTTGATACTGGATAGGTGGTATAAAATGCTAATTGCACTCGGATTTATCGGCGTTATGTATTCTTTATCGTTTAGCGTCAAGGTTCTAAACAACGAGGTTATATTTTTTGGCTCATTGTCGCTGTTTTTTGCGGGCGTAGCGCTGATGGCTATGCAAGTCCCGTTTGCCGAGCCAATGGAAAATTCATATTTTTTAAAGCAATCCACGCGGACTAAATTAAATCTTACGGGCGCGATATTATTTGCTGTATCATTCGTTTTTGCGGGGTTTGCGGCAGCTAGCTTATAACTCATTTTTTAGCCTTTTTGAGTTGTTTGGCTTCTTGCTCGGACAGCCAAAGGCGGATGTTTTTCCACGCCTCATAAGGGACGCCTACCTCGTAAAAACAAGCCGTCATAGCCTCGTAATTAGGCTTCATTCTAGGATTTAGTCTCAAAATTTGCTTCACAGTGTCAAACATGTAAAATCTAAGCAAAACAAGTTTTATCGCCGTGTATATTTCTTTTTGTATTTTTGTCAATTTCATAGTGTTAGTGTATAATAATTCCACTTAAAATAATTTTAAATAGTGGATTTTATTTACGCTAATATTCTTTAATAATTGTTATATAATAGTGGAGTATTAATCCACTATTAGGAGATAAAAATGGCTGACGTTTTTAATTATTTGCTAGTAAAGCAAGCACTAAAAGAACGTGGAGCGACTTATCAGGATTTGGCAGATTTTTTAACTGACAAGGGAATGGTAACTGTATTAGATACAGTAAAAACGTGGTTTAGAAACGATGAAAAAAGGCGCTCTGCGCCTGAGCTTCCAAGGATTAAGTTAATAGCCGAATATCTCAAAAAGAGCTTTGACGAAATAATGATCGGGTATTCGACAAGCGCCCTTAAACAAACCCCCCTTAGGCGCGTGCCCATCGTTGGCTCTGCCAGCTGCGGAGTACCAGAGCTAAACGCCTACCAAGACGTTGATACATACACCTATTGCCCTGCCGACGAGTGGAACGAGGAGATGTATTCGGTTATCGCAAACGGTAGCAGTATGGAGCCTGATATTGAGGAGGGCGACGAGCTTTTATGTGATCCCAAAGCGACTGTTATGGGCGGCGACATAGTGCATTACAGTATTGATGGCGAGGGGGCCGTTAAGGTTTATGCTGTAGTGCCGGCACAGAATAAATTTTACTTCATTCCTATAAACGATAAATTTCCAATCAAAGAATTTGACGATACCCTAGAAATTAGAGAAAAATTACGGATAGTTAAGGTTATAAAATTTAATCGTTCATTAGAAAATGGGCGCAAGGCAAGGCTTAGAGGGCTAGGTTTTTAGCCCCCGCATAGCCCATAGCTACTCCATAAATTCAAAGAGGTTTTAGGAAAGAGGACAAAATGGTAGATCAAGGTAATCAGCTAGTAGAAAAGAGTATAGAGGCGTTTCTATTAGCGCTAGAGATTTATAACAAACCGACGATAAAATACCGCGTCGAGGGCTTTAGCTTTTTTATCTGCAATGCTTGGGAATTAATGTTAAAATCCCTCCTTTTAAAGAGGGGCGAGAGTATTTATTACAAAGATACGAACAGGAGTATTTCGCTAAACGATGCTATCAGCAGGGTTTATACAGATAAAAATACGGGGAAAAGGAAAAATTTAGAGCAGATTATACAGCTAAGAAATACCAGCACGCATTTTATAAACGAGGACTATGAAGCAAAATACGTTCCGCTATTTCAAGCTTGCGTGCTAAATTACGTCAATGAAATAAGTAAATTCCATAGTGTAGATATAACCGATTATTTGGCGGATAACTTTTTGGTTTTGTCTTTTAACTACAAGCCGCTTAGCAATGAGGAGATCAAGCTAAAATACTCGCCTGAAGTCGCCCAAAAACTGATAGAGCAAGCAAACAGTATAGAAGTGCTTAGCAATGAAATAAAATCGGACGGGTTTGTTATGCGCCTAGAACAAAAATTATACATAACAAAGCATCAAAAAGAGGCTGATTTTTCGGTCAGTATAGACAAAAATTCAAGTTCCAAAATAGTTATCGCTAAAGAGCTTAAAGACCCGTACAATACGCACAAATATTCGTATGATAACGTTATAGAGGCGGTTGGAACAAGGCTAAAAAATAAAAAGATAGTGCTAGACTATCAAAAAGGATTTAATAAATTCGTCTTAAATTTAGTGATAAATTTTTATAACGTCAAGGAAAATAAAAAATTCGCATACAAACACGTGATAGGAAGACAAGAACACTATACCTATTCCGAGCAATTTGTGGAATTTATTATGGATGAGATAGCTAAGCGCCCTGGTAGCTTCGTAAAGAATCTAAAACAAAATAGATAACCCCAGGGGCATGCGGAATACTAAGCCAAGGCCTACCTTGTTACCAAGACCGCAGCGCTAATCCATCACGAGTTATCTTGATAGAATTATACTGTAAAATTTCTAAAACGATTTTGAAGTTTTACCATCTTAAATTAAATTAAATTAAAAGAATTGAAAAGAAATGAAAAGCATTTTATTGCTAGCAATGCTGTATGCGTCGCTCTTTGCATTTAGCGGCAAGGTCGTCTCTATTCACGACGGCGATACGGTCACGATATTACAAAACAAACAGCAAATCAAAGTAAGGCTATTCGGCATTGACGCACCCGAACTCAAGCAGCCATACGGCAAGAAATCGAAGCAATTTTTGGCAAATTTGATAGCCGGCGAAGTCGTAGAAGTCGAGGAAAACGGCAAAGATAGATATAAACGCACAATCGGCACGATCTATTTAAACGGAGCGGACATAAACGCCCAAATGGTAGCAAACGGCTACGCGTGGGCGTACCGCAAGTTTTCAAAGAAATACACCCCGCAAGAGAGCAAAGCGAAAAGCCAAAAACTGGGCTTATGGCAAGACAAAGAGCCTGTCCCGCCGTGGGAGTGGAGAAGGCGCTAGTATTATTCCTCTGTATTTAGCTTTTCGGCGATCGCCTTTATTGTTTTTTCCGTGTAGTTTGCGGAATTTGCAACATTATCATCAATATTTCTATTAATTTCTATAATCTTATCTGCTTTTAGATAAAGCAAAACTAACATCACGACAACAAACAATCTATATGCCCATAACATATTTTACCTTTTTTTAGAAATTATACCACAAAAATATTTTTTAAAAGTGCATTATATATCCACTTTTTTAAGTTGTGTTTAAGTGGAATTATTATACACTTCACTTATCCAAACGGACAAGGCGACCCACGCCGAGGTTACGTAACCTAAAGCTACGGGTTAGCACCACCGCAGAGGGTGTGAGCGTTTCGGGGGTATTAGCCGATGAGACGCACCTGACGCGCGATACGATACGCGCGGCCGAC